TACGCATTATTCGATCTGAGATTATTACCTATATACGGCATGCTTACTGAAATCTTTTATTGCTTCTTCTATTTTACAGAGGCTAATTTTAAGTATTAGGACCAGCAGTTGATGGTTGTGTCGGCCAAACCACATCATCAGGAGTTTTATCTTTATAAGTCTGAGGAATATCTCTTATTACTTGTCTATATGCAGCCCACTGAGCCTGATCTACAGAAGCACCAGTTGTCATTGTCCAATCTGTATCTATTAATATTTGATCTCTTTTTCTCCTAATTGCAATCCAACCATCTACAGAATCAGCATCATCAGGTGTATTACCCTCGGCAACCCAATCTATAAAATCTTGATTATCTTCAGTGCAAGAAGAATAAGATTTACCATCATCTTCTATTTTTTCATAGATTTTTTTATTTGTAAGATCATCTGTTCTTAATAATTTGTACTTCATAAAACCTCCTATAATTCAGCACTTACAGCTAAAAAACCACCAGCAGTACCACTTAAAGCTCTTACAGCAGAACCATCTCCAAATCCATGACTTGATTTTGTAAAAACACAAGCAAGTTGATCTTGTGTGGCATGCCCAAAAGTTGGTACAGATGTGCAAGTCGCAGTAGTTGATCTTCTTATTTTATATTCACTTGCAGTCCCCGACTGTTCTAATGCTGAAGGTGCAACTCGCATTGTTGTAGGAAAAGGAGAATTTAATATAACACTATTACCATCAACATCTGCCATACCCATACCTCTAAAAAATTGATTATTATTTGCACTTTGTTTATAATAATATCTCTGACAAAGTTTTAATTCTTCTGCGAATGACCTATGCTCAAAATCTGTTGCCACGCTGCCTACTTCTAATTGAAGTCCTGTAAGAAAGAATGTTCTATCTGTGCTATCAAAGAAAGACGATATGCCTCCTGCTCTTTGAGCAGAAACGTTTGATATCCACGAAGTTGCCAGTGTTCCACTTGTATAGTTTGACCCAGCATGTAACCATATTCCCAGTTGTAAACTAGCTGCATTATCATCATCAAGAGCACCAGTGGTATCAGCAGGGAACGTAAGCTCTACTCTTGTCCAACTTGTTGTTACAGAAAATGTTTTTCCTACTTGTCTATTATTATCTAAATCATACATCTCAACAACATACGTTGCACTAGCATTACCTTTAACATAAAAAGATACAGTAAATTCTTCTGCATCAGATGAGCCTTTTTTTAATTGTTGTAGGTCTTGACCCTCAATTTTTTGTTGAAGTATAAAATACTCACTAGCACCAACGCTAGTGTCTGCTGTAGTGCATTCAAATTTCATAGCGTTAGCAAAACCATCATGCACATCTGCAACTTGTGACATAGTTAAACGACCTGCTGTACTACTAAAGGTAGTTCTATATCTGTCAAGAGTAAAATATCCTGCTGATGCACCTAACCCAGTAGAACTTGTAGCTCTCTGAGAAACATTCATCGCACCATTAATTATTAAATTTTTATTCGTACCAATCTTCTTGGTAGTTGCTGTATTAAGTCTTTCTAATCCAACTTGATTAAGAGCCATTTGTTATACCTCCTTAAGTCTGTTCTAGATAACTAACAGTCGCATCAAGAGCCGTAGCTGTAGCTGCTCTAATTCTTAAAACATCATTTGATTCCATAATTATTTTTGAACCACTTATAACTTCCAAAGAAGATCCTGCAGGAACTGGAGCATTTCGTAAAAGATAAGTATCATCATTTCCTGTTACTAGAAAAACATCAACCTGAGCACTGGCTCCTGTTTTATTTGAAATTAAAATACTTAATAAAACAAGTGTTGCAGAACCACCTGCTGTAACGATGTTCGTATTAGTGCTACTAACAGCATCTGTTACAACGCTCGATTTTGTGTCACTTTTGAAGGTATTTGCCATATCAGCCTAAAGCAAGAATTAATGCAATTTGATCAGAAAAGTCAGTATTAGTTGCAGTTAATGTTCCCGTTACAGTTACATTACCTGGAATTGTTACTGCTCCATTAGAATCTATTGTAAGACGGCTAACTCCTCCAGTAACTAAAGATATATTATCTGCTGAAGGACTAATAAGACCTGTGTTTGGATCTCCACTAAATTTTAAACTGCAATTAGATACAGATCCTGAAGATAAAGCAGCATTAGATCCATCTGATCTTAATAATGGAAAACCTCCATTTGTAATTGCATCATGAATTACAACAGTTTTTAATGAGGTATCTACTGTAACTTCACCATCAGCACCTTTAAAACCAGAGTGCTCAGCTGTTGTTCCTCTTCTAAATTGAACTTGGGTTGCCATAATACTATCCTAAAGCCACTGCTATTGCAGTAGCAAAATCTTCTGTTCCTATTGTCCCATTACTGTTTGGAACAGTTAGGGTTCTAGTTGTACTACCCGAAATTCCTGAACATTCAAATGCTAATTTTTTAGAAGCATCTGAATTATCTTTTACTCTAAATACATTGTCAGAAAATTCATTAACAGCACCTGCAGTAACCTGATTATCTACATAAGCTGTTGTCGCTACTTTGGTTGAATTATCACTGGCAGATTGAGTCGTTCCTGTTACTCCGCTGTTTAGTACTCCAGTAAAAGATGTAGCTGTACAAACTCCTGTTATGGTCACTCCAGTTTGAGTTGTAGCTAACTTTGTAGAACTAGAAGCACTACCCCCTGCATTTGCTACTACATAATTCAGATATACAAAACCATGTTGACTTGCACCAACAGCAGCACATTGTATTCTTGCAACTTCATGTGTAGCACTATCAGAAGTTCCGAAAGTAATTTTCTTCCCTGATGATGCTAACCATATATCTTGGTCAGAATCAAGCACTAAAGAGTTTTGTATAACGTGTCCAGTAAGACCACTTACTACAGCATTTGTAGCTCCTGTTTTTGTTCTGACATCAGCATACGTATGAAGATTAAGTTTTTCACCGTCAGAAATTGTAATATCATTACCATTAGTATCTAACTCACCACCTAACTGTGGTGAGGTGTCATCTGCAACTTCTGTAAGAATTGATCCGCTTTTATTTGGAACTGTAAGAGTTCTAGTTGTACTTGTAGCGACTCCTGAAGCATCAAAAGCTACTTGCTTTGTAGCATCAGTAGGATCAATGACTCTAAAACCATTTGCCTTTGCAATAACAGCGTCAGCTGTTAATGATGTTATTCCAGTCAAAGTTGTAACACTACTTCCAAGAGCAACCGCTGAACTTCCAATCGTAACTGTGCTATTAGCAAGATTACTATTAGCAATTGAAGACGCTGTTGTGAGGACTGTTCCAGTCTCAGCTGGGAGGGTTATGGTCACATCAGCAGTAGCTGCAGGTCCTATAAGAGTTGCAGAATTTGTTCCATTATCAGTATCTTCTTTAAAAATTATGCTTCCTGCAGAACTAGAAGATCCTGTAAGAGTTGGAGCAGTAAGACTTTTATTTGTTAAAGTTTCTGTTCCTGTTGTAGAAACTAATGTGGCATTTGAAACAGCAGTATTAAATTGAGCAAAGGTTCCAGTTAACGTATTACTTGCAAGGTTTACAGATTTATTTGTTAAAGTTTCAGAACCCGTTGTAGAAACAAGTGTTGCATCAGTAACAGCAGTGTTGAACTGAGCAAGTGTGCCTGATATTGTATTTGAACCGAAAGCTAAAGTTTTATTTGTTAAAGTTACCGAATTATCTAAAGTTACTGGATAAACAATATCGCTTGTTAATGCGACTGTTCCTGTAGCATCTGGAAAAGTAATTGTTTTGTCAGACCCAGTTGTATCAGTTGCAGTTAAAGTAGTTTCAAAATCATTCGCATTAGACCCTTCAAAAACAATATTTCCACTGGCAATTTTTATTGAATTTGCAGCATCAGCAACTCCAGATATTAATGTAGTTGACGCTAAAGAAGTTAATCCAGCAATTGTTGAGGCTGTAGCTCCAAGTGCAACTGCAGTGCTTCCAATAGTTACATCATCATTTGCTAATTGAGAATTAGGTATTGCACTGGTTCCAAGAACTCCAGTAGATGAGTTATAAGTTAAACCATTTCCAGACGCTACACTTAATGCACCTCTAGATCTTGCATTTGTAAAATATTGATTTGTGCCTTCACTTAAATCAGAAGTACTATTTCCAGCAAAATCTAATTTATCAGAAGAAGAATTTAACTCCTGAAAAAGACCAGAAACAAGTACTAACGCCTTCCTAGTTGCCATTTAATATCTCGATCAAGCTCTTAACCAAAAGA